GGCGGATGTTTACGGGCTATCGGTTTCATCGGTGGACGAATACGCCGCGCTGATGAGCATTGCCGAGATCAAGCGCAACGCCCCTAACGCTAAAATTGTCGTCGGCGGCATCATGCCGACGATCTTCCCAGAGAAATTCGATTTTCCAATAGTGGACGCCATTATTCGTGGTGAGGGCGAGGTCACGTTTCCGGCGGTCCTGGGCAGGATCGAACGCGGGGAGCCGCTGGAACGCGTCCAGCGTGGCGAGAAACCGCACCTGGACACGATCCCGTTGGTGGACCGTACGCTGTTTGACTACCGGCGGGAACTGGAATGCTTTTTTGCGCCGGGACAGGCCGTGCCGAGCGTCACCATGCTCGCCGGGCGCGGGTGCCCGTATGCCTGCAACTACTGCCAGCCGGCCGAAAACGCCGTGTTCGGCAAGCCCTACCGTATGCGGAGCGTAGATAACGTGATGGCCGAGCTTAAGGCGCTCAAGCGTCGGTACAACTTCAAAAGCGTTACGTTCTGGGACGACACTTTCACGTTTCGCCGCGATTGGATTTTCGAGTTTTGCGACCGATGGGAAGCGGAACGCTTTGGGGCGACGATTGCGGCGTGTTCCCGTGCCGACATCATTTGCGACCACCCCGACATGGTAAAGCGCATGGCGCAGGTGGGCGTGGATTGGTTCGTGATCGGGATTGAAAGCGGCAGCCAGCGCATTCTGGACCTCATCCGCAAGGGCACGACCGTCGAACAGAACCGGGAGGCCATCCGCATCTGCCGCGAGGTCGGCATCAAGGTTTTCGGCACGTTCATGCTGGGCCTGCCGACGGAAACACCGGATGAAAGCAAGGCGACCATCGACTTCATCAACGAAACGCAGCCGGCGTTGGCGAGCCCGTTTTGGTTTCACCCGATCCCCGGGACCGGCATTTACGATTACTGCGAGCGGCATGATCTGATCTTACCCGAGGCGAAGGACTATTCCATCGCCCGCACGGGGGTTTTTGTTCCGACCATCAAAGGCATCGACTACGATTACCTTAAAACGCTGATGCCGCAACTGACAGGATTTTGAAAAATGGAGCCAAACGAAACCTTTCCCCGTTGGAAATTTCACCGCACATGCCCAGAAGGGAAAATATTTCAGCGGGCAGAAGACGTGCCCGACGGCTGGGTATCCGGTCCGCACCTGATCCACCAGGATCCTCCGACGCCGAACGGGACCGCCCGCGATTTGGATTTGCTGGGCGGCAACCTGCTGGAAGAAGACGTCACCCTTCGCAAGCGCGGGCGCCCGCCGAGGATCAAATAAAATGCCGCTGACCGTTGCCCAGGCCATCGCCGCCGCCCTGCGGCCGATCATCCAAAGCCCGACGCCGAGCGCCCAGGAATACACCGACGCCCTTCAGGTGTTGAACACCATGCTGCAGGAATGGGCGTTGACGCCGGCCGGGAACGCCGCCGTGGTGCGGGAAAACTGGACGCTGACGGCCAGCACGGCGTCCTACACCATCGGCCCCGGCGCGACCTTCAGCACCGTGCGGCCGCTGAAGATTCAACGGGCGTTCACGCGGTCCGATAACATCGACTACCCGATCCGAATTTATTATTCCGTCGATGACTACGCGAAGCAAACGCAAAAGAACCTGGAAGACCGACCGAGCGCGCTTTATTTCGAGCAAGGGGCGACGACCTGCACGCTGCTTTTTTATCCGACACCGGACGCGGCCTACGATTTTCACCTTTGGAGTTATAAGGGGTTTGCTTACAACTCCACGACCACGTTCGGCTACAATGCCTTTACCAGCACCAGCCAGAGCTTGAATCTCGGCCCTCAGTACGAGCCGGCCATCATCGCCAATTTGCGGCTGCAACTGTACGAGGAGTTCGGCAAGGAGCCGTCGCCCGTCACCGTCCAAAAAGCGCAGGACACGCTTCGGGCGCTGAAGCGCCTGCACGCGCACCAGGTAAGCACGGTGAAGACCGATCCGTTCGGGCACGCGAACGCCTACGACATTGATAACGATACGTTCGGGGGTTAGCGCCCATGCCCTACCAACCCATTCCGCTCAACAGCCTCGATCTGTCAGTAGATAAATATTCTGAGCTCGCCACCTATGGGCAGATGCAGATGGACGGCTATTGGAAGCGGTACATTTCACCGGACGGACCAAAATTCATCTGGACGAAACGACCAGGCTTGACGGCCTGGGCCGATACAACCGACTCGGCGGCGATATGGGATTTGTTCTACACCAACAAAAACGATTTTATTCTGGCCGTTGACGTTGACGGATCGGTCTGGAAAATCAAGCCCAGCACCGCCGCCGTTACGGACATCACCGGGACAGCGGCCATGGACGGCGCCGGCCGTCCTTCGTTTGCAGAGTATCCCGGCGGGGGGAATGTCGCCATATCCAACCTGAAAAAAATAGGCGTGTATCCGATCGCTTCCGGCACGGGCGCTTATCAGTCGGACGCCGACTGCCCAACCACCGTGCGGTCGGTCGCGGTCCTTAACAATATTTTGCTGGCGAGCAACGCCGGATCTCGGCGTTTCGATTGGTCTGCGGCCGGGACCTATTCACAGTGGGACGGCGAATACGCCAACACCGAAACGGCCCCCGGCGAAATCAAGCGCATGATCGCCGCGGATAACTACCTGTGGTTTTTCAAAACGGACGCGCTGGAGGTGTGGCGCGACGACGGCACCACTTTCGTTCGAGAGTCACAGGGCAGCATCCGCGTAGGATGCACGAACGAAGACAGCATCGTTTACATCAGCGGATCATTTTACTTTCTGGATAATAACCTCGACGTGCGCCGGCTTTCGGGGTTCTCCTGGCCGGAGACGATCAGCAACCCGTTTCTATCGAACTACATCGCCAACATAACCGACTTCTCCGAGGTGCAGGGGCACCATCTTCGCTGGGACGGAAAAGACTTTTATATTCTTCAGTTCGTCTCTTCGACCAACTGTCCGTGCCTGGTTTACGACATCGAATTAGGGCAGTGGTACCAATGGGGCTATTATTCAGCCGGTGCCTATCAACGCTGGCCGATACGTGGCATTTGCACGGCAGACAACGGAATATGGTACGCCGGAGACTACGGCGACGGGCTGATTCACAAAATTACAGGAACGCAGGATCTTGGCGTCGATATCTACACGCGGTTACGGACGGACTTTATAGACCGCGGGGCGCCGGACACCTACAAGTTTTGCAACGAGATCACCCTGTTGATGAAGCGGTCCAGCACGTCGGCGGCGGCAAAAACAATCAGTGTGCGCTACCGGGACGACGGTACGCAGACCTGGAGCACGGCTGTTACGGCGGCGATAGAAGCGGCCAGCACGACGGAACTAAAAGTCAATCTGCGCCGGCTGGGCCGTTACAAGCGCCGGCAGTGGGAGTTTTTAATTTCGGATGCAACCGTGGCTTCCCTGGTGGGCGCGTGGGAGCGGTTCGAGGTGGGTCGGTAAATGGCACTGAAAGAAAAAATACGGCCCCCCAGCCAGCTTGAATATCCGCAAATAACAGCGGGCGGCTATAGGTTTTTCCAGCAAATCGCTGAGCGATTGAATTATGGTGCTTTGTTTGTCCCAAGGAGAGATCCAAGCGGATACGATTGGGTTTTAGCGGTGCTTACAACGGACGGCGCCTATCATACCCTTGACGCCAGCCCTATTATAGGTTTGGGGGCAACGGCGGTTTACCTGAGAGTGGGCATTACAGACGACGCCGCCGGCAGCAACATTGTTATTCGGAAACTTGGGAACTCAAACGAAATCAATGCGCTGAGAGCAATTACGCAAGTCGCCAACGTGACGATAAATGTTTACGGCATTGTGCCTGTTACCAATGCGGGGCTATTTGAATACAAGGCCGAAAATTTGACCTGGACGGCGATCAATATCGAAGTGTGCGGGTGGTTTGTCTGATGGCGACACGAGAAGAAATATACCGGACGTTCGGGCCTGTGTTTCTGGAGGCCATTGTGCGGGTGATTTTCAGCGAAATTAACATCCTCCGCACCCGCGCCGGGTTGGAGCCGCGGACGTTGCAGCAGGGGATTGACGCGCTCGAAACTCAGCTCGGGCATCTATCCAAATATCAGTGGATGGAAGGCATGAACAATGTCAAGTAGCGCGTTCATCGAAGCGTAGAGGGATTGGCGATGGCGAAAAAACCGTACCCTGGGTCAGTAGTAAGCGGATCAGCGACACCTGGAATGGGCTATGTTGATTATGGTGGAGATGTTGGGATTGCGGCAACGTATAACGCAATTCCAGGCATAAACTCTATCAACCAAGGCGGGGATGCAAATAACGCGCTTTTTAACACTGCGGCTTTAAATTCTACACCATTGTATCAACAGCAAGAGCCGTCTTTCTATCATAAATTCACCTATGACACAAACTTATCAGACCCATATGCTTCTGTAAAAACGTCCGATCTGGGCTGGCGGCCGGATCTCGTCTCACAGTTGGGCGGATACGGCATCACCGAGATTCCCGCCTGGATGAAATACCTGGGGAAAAGCGGGCGCGAGCGCAGCGACCTGGCAGAAGGCATCAACCGGGCGTTAAAAATCGACCCGTATGAGTGGCTTGGAATCTCCGGCAAGCGCAGCAAGGCCATGCATAACGTAGGGATCACCGGGGCCGAAGGCGGTCGGCTTTACGGCGGGTTAGGCAAAAAGACGGTAGAGTGGACCCCCGAGACGAAAGCGGCCGTCCAGCAGGCGTATTTAAACCGGCTCACGAAACCTAACCACGGCGGGTTTAACGTGCTTGGCGAAGAGATGGCCGGCCTGGGGATTGTGCTGGCGCCGATTGCGGCAGCAACGGGGGCCTATGCGATGGCTCCGGCGGCGGGCGGTGCGGCGGCGGTCA